ACCAGTATTGGGACCAGCGGTCGGCATACTGCGACAAACTCGTGATGAAGCCCATTGTGTAGTCCGCCGCCTCGCTGTCGTAGGAGACTTCCAGATAGATTTTCTTTCCGGGCTCGACCTCGACCGTACTGACGGGGATGTTCCATGTTTTGCTTCCGATACGGACTGTTCCGGCGTTTTCATCATTCACGTCAGCACCGTTGAAGATGGTCGCCGTGGTTCCGTCCAGGCTGACCTTGAAGGCTCCTGCATATCCTGAAACGATTTGCGGTGCCGCCGCTTGAGGCTGGCTTCCCCCAAGCAGAATAACGGCGGTCGTCCCCGAAACATGCAGAATTTTGGCGGTTCCGCTGCTCGCCCGGACAAATGTCCGCGTGCTGCCCGACTTGACGAAGTTGCCCGATCCTGACCCGACAGTCACGTTCGCCGTTCCGATCAGGATACAGCTCCCGCATTCCTTCGGCGCGAGGGCTCTGGTAACGATACCGAACTCAGATGTTCCGGCAGGAGCCTGCTTCACGGGAAGAGCGTCTCTTTTGATGAGGTCCGAGGTGAACACGACTGCCGTGTTTGCCGGGATTGAGGCTGTTGAAGCGTTGTACACGCTCACTCTTACTGATCCAAACGGAACACTTTTCTGTCGGCAGTCCTGGAACCCGTGAGCTGCATTGACCAGGTGACGAATATCGTTGCTCAGCCGGGCATTCGGCTTGAACGGATCACCCGGCGAAACGTCAGGATAAAATGGCATGTCAGACCCCCAATTCTCCGAAATCCCCGTATTGAACGACCTGCGAAATATGCGCGGCTTCGATATCCACGCTCGGAACATCCTCGTTCACGCTCGTTTTCGGGATCGCGGAAATGTATTCGAAACCCTTCTTCGAGCCGAGCGAGTGACCGCAGAGCTTTGCATTTGTTTCGTTCAGCTGAATCGAAAAGTGGAACGTCACCGAGACGTGCTTCGCACTCTTCGCCCGACTGTAGCCCATACCGAGGAACATTGCCTCACCGGGTTGCCAGCCGTTGAAGGTCTTCGAGTTCACCTTGCCGACGAATCCCGCGACTTTCCGAATGAAGGAGTTCGTCAGCCTCGAAACGCGCATGATTTTCGTATGCGTTTCCCGCAGTTCGGCGGTCGGGATGTCGACACCGGCGATCTCCATTTCAGTGCCGTGCTTCCCGTTCCAGCCGATAGCGCCTCCGGCGTCAATTGAACCGTAGGCGATTCGCTGATCGATAGCAAACGACACATGCTTCGTTCCTGCACCGCAGTCGAAACTGATCGTGGACTCCTCGTCCTCCTCATCGTCACCGTAGGATTCCGTGCTGTTCTCCGCCTTGTACGTCGCATTTACCTTGAACGTGGTGTCGCCCTCGCGGCTGTCGATCTCGATGGCATCAAGAGGGAGATTATGCAACGTCTTCGGTACGGCATTGAGGACGGCGGTCAGAGCCGCATCCTCGTCCGCAACTTCGAAAACAATATACGGGACCTCGACCGATGTATATCGTCCCCAGCGGTCAATGCTGGTAGCGCGTTCTTTGTAGTTCTGTTCAACTTTTGCTGCCATGAAATCTCCTGTCAAGTCTTAAAAACTGGAGAGCCTCGCGGCTCCCCGTACCCAATGCCAGAGGCAGAGGGGGTGTAGTGCTTATCCGTAGGTCAGAGCCTTTTCCTGCCCGATCTTCTTCAACAGCTTGTTCGTCTGCTGCGTATTCTTGGCCATCTGCTCCGTTGCTTTTGCCGTCCGTTCCTGTGCACCGCCGCCGAGGAGAGCGTCCAGCGCCTCTGAACTCCATGCTCCCATCGACTTTTCCCCGACAGAGGAGATTTCCCGAATCTTCACCTCGGAACGTTCCGTCTCCTCGGCGGCGGTTTCTGTCCGTTCGCGGATTTCTTCGACTTTCTCAGCTTTCTCCGCGGCTTTCTGCTTCACTTCATCCATTGCTTCCTGCCAGGCGGCACGGGCACTGGCGATTTCCTCTGCGGCCCCTGTCAGAGCATCCTGATATGCTTTCTGGTGTTCAAGAATCTCCTGCATCTGTGCCTCGTCAGCACTCGCGTTCGCCCTGTCCCAATCGTCATTGATGTTTGCAAGCTCGGCTTTCCGTTGCGCGGAGGCCTGCGCTTTCGCGTTTTCCCTGGCACTCTTCCGTTCATTGTATGCTCGTTCGACCGAGGCGATTTCCGCTTCGACTTCCTCGTCAGAATCGAAGAAGCCCTTCGTCTTAATCCAGACCTTCTGAATCTCAAGCACGGTCTTTTCGAATGCGGCAATGATGCCGTTCCAAATGAAGACCCACGCATCCTGCATGGCATTCCCGATAGATTTCAGACCGTAAAGCAAGCCGTACCAGAGATTGTTTCCGAGCTTCAAAATCGAGTAGACGATAACTGTCCAGCTGTCGGCAAGGAACATCTTCAGACCAGCCCACGCTTTCTTCAGCGGCTGGAGTCCGGTCAGCCAGGCGACCTTCAAGGCGGCAAGGCCGACTCTGGCGGCTCCAGCCAAATCGCCGGACATGAAAGCGGTCTTGATGGTCTCCCAGGTCTGCCCGGCAATGTCCCGGATTGAGCTGAACGCACCCGTAACGTCCTCAGCAAGCTCGCGTGCCTCGGCTTTGCATACCGCCCATGCACCGGTCAGCTCCCACACGACGGCAATCACAGCGGCCAAGGCCGCGCCGATCAGAAATGCCGGACTTGTGATCGCCGCCCACATCGCCAACGCAATGACCTTGGTGGCGACCATCGCCGCCTGCAGGAGGCCGAACAGACCGATCAACCCCTGGATAGCGACCATCGGAGCGAGGACAGCGGCTTTCAGCAGGAAGAACACGGTCGAGAGCAGACCGACGCCGACCGCTATCGCTTTGATGGCGAGTCCTGCGGCAATCATACCGACGCCGACTGCTGCGATGCCGGTGACAACTTTGACGGCCATGATGACCACTTCCTTGTGCGCGGCGATCCACTCGGCCACCACATTCAGCGTGGAGGACAGGCGCTTTACATAAGGATTCAGAGCCTCGCCGATCACTCGCCCGATGGCAATCTGGCATCCCTCAATCGCGCTCATCATGATTCGAAAGGCACCGCCGATTCCGGCATCCATTTCCGCCGCCGTCTGGTCGGCGACACCGCCGACATTCTTCAGCCTCGAAATGAACTCATCCAACTGCTGGACGTTTCCGCCGAGCTGGAGCCCGGCAAGCGAACCGCGCAAGTCGAAGATTTCCTCCGCAAAACCCAAGCGTTGGGCTGTCGGGAGCTTGTTCATGTATTTGGCGATGTCGGCGATGATGTCCGGCATCGAACGCAGATTTCCGTTGGCATCCGTGGTAGCCACGCCAATGGCTTTGAGTTTGTCCTGCACCTTTGTCTTCGCAAACTGCGAATAGGATTTCCGCAAGGCCGTGCCTGCCAAAGAACCTTTAATGCCCATGTTCGCCAGGACGCCGAGCGCGCCGGAGACATTCACGATATTGTCGTTCGCGGCCGCTGCCTGCGGGCCTGCCATCTTCAGACCTTCGGCGAGGTCGGTCAAGGTCTGTGCCGATCCGTTTGCCGTGGCAGTCAGGATGTCGGCCACGTTCGCCATTTTCGAAGTGTCGAGTCCGAACACCCTCATGTTATTGGATGCGATCTCGGCGGCTTGTCCGAGCTCGGTTCCGGTCGCGCGAGCGAGGCTCAGTACGGCGGGAACAGCGGACAGAATCTCGTCCGGCTTCAAACCCATTCGCCCCATAGCCGTCATCCCCTCGGCCACCTCTTTGGCTGTGTAGGACGTCTCGCGTCCGAGCTTCTCGGCAGCTTCGGTCAGTCTTTTGAACTCTCCCTCGGTCGCTCCCGACACGGCTTTCACCATGCGCATGGCATCGTCGAAGTCGGCGAACGTCTTTGTGGCAAACGCCATCGGAGCAGCCAAAACCCCGGAAACAGCGAGCATGTTCTTCCCGATGCCCGTCAGAGCCGACCCGAAGCTCTTTATCTTCTGCTGGGCCTGCTTCAGTCCCCGTTCAAGTTTCGTCTGGTCAAGCAGGATTTCGACGTATGCGCGTCCCGCCTTCACTTCGCCCGTTGCCGTGCTCATGTTGTTCCTTTCCTATTCTGCACAATGAATCATGCCATTCTGCCTAATCCGGTATCAGGGTTGTGCAGAATCCTGTTTGCACCAGATATCCCGCAGGATGCTGACCGGCGCTTTCGTTTTCGGTTTTGCGTTGTACGGATTGAAGTCACTCGGTTTCACGGTCCTGCTCTTCTTCGAGTCACGAAGAACATTGGCAATCAAAGCCATCAGAGAAGCCGTCTGCCCCCACTCGAAGCGACCGCGGGCTTCCGTCATCCGAACGAGTTCGCGCAGGGTGAATCCGTTCGGGTCTACTCCGCAGATGCCTGCACAGTCCCAGATGAGCCGGTCAACTGCTCCAGCGTGGAGACCACCCGGCTCTCGAACTCGCCGTTCAGCTCGGCTTCCAGTTTCTTCCTTGCGGCTTCGCTGAACTTGCGGCTGGCGGAGAGAATCTTCCGCATCACGAGCCGCTTCGCCTCCGGGAAAAAATCAATGACTTCCTCCAGGAGAGCTGTGGTCGCATGTTCGATGGCGTCGCCTGCCATCGCTTCCCCGAAGTCCACGTCCGAGACGCCGAGTTTGTCGGCCTGCGACTTACAGACGGCGTAGAGGACATCCACGAGTAGGACCGGGTCGGAGGAAAGACGTTCGAGCAGTTCGGCAGACGGCTTGTTGTTCTTGTCGAGCTCCACGATGCTGTTGAGGTCAACCCTGCACAGAGCGCGCACTCGTTTGACGGTCGCCACGGTTACCTCAATTTCCCAAGTGCGTCCCTTATTGTCGGTGAAAGTTTTCATCGTTCACCTCACACCCAGACAGGAGCGCGGTCGGAAGCGGTCGGCTTCGCCGTGACCTTGACAGTGACGGCCTCTTCAAGCGGCTGATCCACCGTAAAGCCCGTGACCGAAAAGTCGGCATCAAGGCCATGCGCGGTGGTATCGCCATCCGTCACGAACAGCGAGAGCGGCGTATTCGTGAAATAGGCGGTTTTGAACGCGAGAAAATCTTCGTCTTCGGTGTCGTAGAGGATGGTGATTTCGAGCGAGGCTTCCTTGAGCGTGGCGACGCTCAGTTTCCAGCCCTTCGCCTTTCGGGTGGTTACATCCGCTTCGCCGGATTCCAGAGAGAGGGAGACGTCCTTGACGTTCGTGACCTCAATCGTCCCCTGAGTCCCGGCAGTGCCGCGGAACAGTTTTGCATCAAGACCAAGTTTGATGGCCATAGATAGATCCTTTCATTGTTTTTTGACCGCGTTTTCCCATAGCTTCGGGAGCTGAGGTGCAGTCTTGTTCAAAGTGGGTCCCATGAGGGGACGTTTCGGGTAGCGGCGTCTGCGGTACATCCCGCCGAATTCGTGGGCTGTCATGGACACGCCGATGAACTTCTTGGCGGGACCAATGACCACACTCATCCGGCTTTTGTCGACGCCAAACAGAATCGAGCGTTTCAGCAGCCCGCGTCTGGTGTGCGGAGGCGTTCCCTTTTCCGAGGCGCGTTTCGACTTAAAGACGGCGTTCCGAGCCGCTTTCCGGACATACGCGCCCGCCCTCCGCAAGGATGCCAGATTTGCCTTGCTGACCGCCCCCAGAAGCCGCCTCGAATCGAACTCGAAGCGCATTTTTACGGACATTTTGGCGTAAATCCTTGAATTTTTGCTGAAAAATAACTTTTTCCGCTTGACACGAGCAGGGATCGAGGTTATATTTACATAACCCTTAACCTCAAACCAGGAGGAGTTTCAATATGAAACACAGCTTCTACGACGTCAAAGCCAAGAAGAAAGTCACCGCCGAAGTCACCAAGGCCGTCAAGTACGGCAAAGGCACGGCCACCCGTTATGCGTTCAAGGCCCTCACGAAGGACGGCCGCAATCTGACTGCTTTCGTCAAGAAGGCTGATTGGGATGCTTTCAAGAAGTAATCCCAACTTCAACTCCATATGAGTTTTCCGACGCTCTGGATTCGTCCAGGGCGTCTTTTTTTTACGGTTCCAGCCTCCTGCATGTGTCGCGGAAAACGAGCTCGATAACGCTCGTGAACTGGTGGCGCTCCCGAAGGTCATCGGCAGAATAGATCGGGTTGAATCCAACCGCCACGCACTTCGCACCGCAGAATTCCTTGTTCAGGAAGCTCATTCCAAGCTTCTCGACCGTCGCGAGGAGCTCGTCGAGTTCCTCGTCCTTCGCCCTCTTCATGAAGCCGATTTGGAGCTTCACCGTGCGTTCCTTGAGCGCTCGCGTGATGTTCTTGTAGCTCAACTCAACAGGGACGACCACAACCTTCAGCTCCTCAAGCTCACGAAGCGTGAATTCGGGGGCAAGCGCAGGTTTCGCATGCCAGTCGTCGAGCGACGCGGCGACCGCCTCGCTCAAAACAAGACAGTCCATATTGTCGATCATCTCCGCAGCAACTCCATGACAATGTTCCCGATTGCGGCGAGTAGCGCAATGAGTGCAGCGCCGAGGGTGGAAACCATCATCTTCTGCAGGTCGGCGGCGGGTTTGCAGGGCGGATAGTGGTGTTCTCCACGCCCGAAATGCATGTTCAGCATCCCGCGGAGTTCCGCGATATCCAGTCTCGCCTGGTTGACTTCGTGCCAGAGGTCGCGGGTATCCGGCACGGGTTCTTTGTTTTCGTTCATCTTTTCCCAATCTCCTTCGTGTGGATTCTTCTCACCTGGTGAATCGTCCCGCTCCACCGCCAGACAGGTTCGTCCTGCGGTGCCAGCACCTCGTACTCGACGCCATCGTAAAAAATCTTATCGCCGGACTGCGGGTCTTTCGGCAAGACTTCAGCCGGAATCAGGAAATCACGGGAATAGACGTGGATTGTGGTTCCGTAGGAATTCTCGACCTTGAACAGCGTCCGTCCGAGCGAGGCGTGAACACGGAGCCGCTCTCCATCCCGGCGAAGATACTCCACCGGGACAGAGAGCCAGGCTTGCCGCTGGGACTCCAGCCAGTTTGCTCCTTCTTCCAGCAGTCCCATTTTGTGCTTAGCTGGCCGCGATGATACCCGCGGAACGAAGGGCTTCAAGAATGGCGTTGATCTTTTCTCTGAGGGTCGTCATGGACTCGGCGCACCCGGAGTCGCTCGTGAGCGTACCGAGGTCGGCGATGGCCTCACTGGCAGAGCTGCCGGAACCGCCTGCGGAGCCGCCCGTGGCACCGGCATTGAGAAGATAGTAGACGAATTCGGCACTCGCCTGGGCGTTGTAAACGGCGGTGCCGAGGTAGACGTCGGTTTTCTGCTTCGTGGCGACTTCGTTCGCCTCATCCCAGTAAACGGGATCGCCGACATCGATGGCTTCGTCCGCCTTCGGGGTTTCGAAAACACCGGACACGGCGAGAGCGCCGAGCTCACCGGCTCGGATGTCGAGGCGGGTGATTCCGACGAATCCGGCGAAAGGAACGATGGTTCCGGCAGGGACATTCTCGGTGGGGCGATAATCGATGGCTTCGCCTTTCTGAACATAACGCGCAATCATGTTTTTTCTCCTGTTTGTGTTCAAGTTGAAGTTCGGAGGCGGGAATTGCCCCGCCTCCGGCGGTCATCAGCCAGCCGCACCTGCGGACTTGACCATGCCGCGATGTTCCTGTTCCCTGACGCCGAGGTCGAAATAGACCCTGAACCACATGCCCAAGGTGTTGAAATCGGTTTCGCCGCGCTCCACGGTCGGGGTGCGCTTGCCCTTGAGGTAGCCGATCTCCCAGGTGTCGACCTGGCGGGGATCGCCGAAGAGATACCACGCGGTGGAGGAGGCTCCTTCGTAGGCGCTGTTGGCGAGGTACGGGGAGCTGACGACCTGCAGGTTCTCATCCGCGAGGATGTTCAGGGCAGGACGGACAACGTTGTCGGCGCCGCCCGCAGTGATGAGCGTTGCGCCTCTCGTGAGTTCGATGGCGAGGTGCTTGAGGGCAGTCGGAACCAGGAGGAACTTCGGTTCGACACTGATCGGCTGACCGTCCGCGTCGACCTGATCCAAAAACAGC